ATTATTTAGGCAGATACAACCAGGAACTGGCGAATCTGTTTAATAGAAAATTCAACACCAGGGTAACCGTAGGAATGATGAAATCTTATAAGGCTAATTACAAATTAAATTCAGGATTAGACGGACGATTTAAAAAGGGATGTGTGCCATTTAATAAAGGCAGAAAAATGACACCTGAGCAATATGAAAAAGCAAAGAAAACAATGTTTTCAAAGGGAAACATTCCGGCAGGTCACAGACCTGTAGGAAGTGAGAGAATATCAAAAGACGGTTACATAGAGGTTAAGGTACAGGAGACAAATAAGTGGAAACTAAAACAGAGAATTGTCTATGAAGCGAATAACGGTAAGATACCGGAAGGTTCAACAATAATATTCCTTGACGGAAACAAGCTGAATTGCGATATTGACAATTTAAAATGTGTAACCCGGTCTGAGCTGCTATACCTTAACCGTAACGGATTGAACAACTTAAATGAATTAACGGAAACAGGCATTCTCATGGCTAAGTTAAGCAGTGCTAAAAGTAAAAGAAAAAAAGAACTAAAAGAGAAAAAATGTTAATGCTTAAAAATAAGACTTTTTTTATGTGGAGGAATACATGAATGACAATAAAAGAATTGGTGGAATTAAATTTCTGCATTGCTGAAATAGAAGTTGAGGTTAGGTCAAACGGCAGACTTAAAGCCAAATATTACATAGGAGATGGAGCATGGAGAGATGCGAAACTGCGCGAACATGAAGCACATCAGGATTATAAAGTTGAGTTTATAGCAGAAAAGATAAACAGATTTGAAAATGACCATGTATACCACGATGTTATATTAAAGAACATTCCAAAGAAAATATTAAAAATGGAAGTATATGCATGGCAGATGACCAGAAAACATTGGCATCCGACTAATTCAGATTCATTTGAAGCTATAGAGATTACAGTAGAAGTGCCGGAAAACTATGATTTACCACCAATGCAGGAAGAAAAGGAACTTGAAGGGCAGATGGATATATATGATGTGTTTGATAGTGAAGGGAGACTTAAATGGCAAGGATGAATAAAGAAGAGCAGGCAAGGCGTGAAGGAATGGCTTATGCCTTTAAGATTGCTAAAGAAAGAGGAATTGATGGACTGGAAAAGGAATTACGATTAAGAAACATTACAAAACTTCCAGTTGCTATTAAAGAAAAAGATGTTGAAGAATGGTGTGATGGAATGAAAAATCAGACAGTAGACAGTGTGGGAATCCTGGCAATGGTATCTTTAAGGGACGGATTTGGATTTGGTAAAAAAAGACTGTTAGAGTTTAGAGAAATATTCAACAATAAAACAGAATGTATTATGAATCCTGATTGGAGCTGCTGGGATGATCAGATAGCAATTTTAAAAGAAGAATGTGGTATTGATACATTCATAAGGCAGAATGAATAGATGTTAAGAAATGTTAAGAAACAAAATGTACATTGAAAACTGAATATTGGCTGATAAATTTCAAAAAAACTTAATTTGTTTGGTAAAAGTATTGACATATACGTACACGTATAATATAATAAATATATCAAATGAAGGAGGTAAAACCAATGGGCAAGAGAAAAGACAAAAAGAGCCTTAAGATATGGGATTTGGTAATCAAGTCGTTAATAGCAATAGCAGCATTGATTACATCAATCGCCGAACTCATAAAGGCTCTTACATAGGAGAAAGGGAGAGAAATCTCCCAATCTCTTACAAGTATATTAGCACATTGGGAAAGAAAATAAAATGAAGAAGTTTAACTTTTCTACAGCATTTTTTATGTTTACCATCATATTAGCTTTAGCAACGGAATGGTCTATAGTAGGATGCGTATTTGTAATATGTGCATCATTATATATGCTAATTGAGACGATACCGCAATTATGGAGGATTATAAATGGACGAAAAGAAAACTAGACCACAGGACAAATGGGATATGAAAGCAGGAGTGTCAGCAAAGACATACAAAGTCAATACAGCTGTTGCAGAAGAATTTAAAAAGGTATGCAAGGAATTGCATTTATCTCAGGGTCCTGAATTGACAAAGTTAATGCAACAATTTATTGAAGAAAATAGGTAAAGGAGAACAATAAGATGCCTAAGGGAGAGCCAAATAGTCAGACGATTGCATCCCAGAAGTGGAATGCCAAAGCTGGGTATGTTGCAAAGACATACAAGTTAAAAAAGGACGTGGCAGATGCATTTGCAGAAACCTGCGACAAGCTAGGAGTAAGTAAGGCAAGCCAGCTCACAAGAATGATGAACGAGTTTATTGAACAGAATAAGTAATTGAGAAAACTATCAGCCAGTATTTGGTTGGTAGTTTTTTTATGTGGAGGAAAGAAATGCGATTAATAGATGCAGATGAAGTAATTAATATACTTAAAGAAACTGGAATAATACAAGACAATGATCTGGGTCAGTGTGTTATTGATGAAATTAATAGAATACCTACAGCTTATGATGTGGATAAGGTAGTGGAAGAGTTGGAGAATCGTGTATTAGATACAACAGATTCGCTTACAGGTATAGGAGCAAAGTGGGCTTATAAAGGTGCAATAAATATAGTAAAGGTAGGTGGAACGAATGATTAAGATATTAATTATAGCAATAGTAATCATAGTGATAGCAGCAGTATATTCACTATGTATTATGAGCTCAAAAGACGACAGGAGAAGGGAAAGAGACGCAAGAAGCTGGGACGAGGATTAGGTACATACAATTAATTGAGGCTTGAACATTGATAATTGAATATTGGTAGTTGGAATAATTTATGCAAAAATCCTTTGTGTAAAAAATGATGTGATATAATAAAATAAAAAAAGGAGAACAAGAATATGGATTTATTCAATGAAAATGTCTTGCCAAGTAAGTTATGTAATGGATTTTACGTAGGAATTGGTTTTTTTGCAGCAATTGTTGTGTTAATTGTTGCGTTTATTATTTTTAAAAAAGGAAAGCTGTCATCTGCAAATATAGCACTATCTTTTATTGATCTTCTTAAATTTGTTGTTTCGATGGCGACATTGGTAATTATAATGTTTTTTAATCCTGACAAAACATCAATGGCAACGTTGATTGTTGGGTTGTTGGCGATATTAGAAACTGCATCTAGTTTTTCAAATATATTAAAAACAATCTTCGAGTATCGTTTTGAAAAAGAATAATAATAAAATAAAAAACCAACTACCAATATTCGGTGGTTGTTTTTTTTATATTCAAAAACAGAAAGGATGGATAACGTGGCAGAAACAAACAAAGCTAAAGAGTATTTGCTCCAGGTAAGCAGAGCAGAACATAGAATAAAGAGACTTCAAGAAGAAATACAGACATTGCAGGAACTGGTAACAAGTACAAGTGCAATAAGTCAGGGCGAAAGGGTTATATCTTCTACATCGCAGGACAAGATGGCAGATACAATTTGCACAATCGAGGAAAGAATAGAAGAGTGGAATACAGAGGTTCGTAAGTTAGTTGAGATTAGAGCAGAGATTATGACAACGATTTCAAAGTTAAAAAATACAGACCATAGGGAAATATTATATAAAAGGTATTGCCAGTCTAAGACATGGGAAGTGATAGCATGTGAATTAGATTACAGTTACAGATGGATTTTGAAATTACATGGAAGAGCATTATTAGAAATTGAAAAATTTTTAAAGTGTTCATAGAAGTTCACATTGAACATATGATATTGTTATAATATGATAAATACCCAAAGGGAACTAAAGTTCCTCCTCCGAAATTAAGTATTTATAGAGTCATCGAAGAATGAAAGAGCATCCTTATTAGGGTGCTTTTTTATGCATTAATAAAAAAGCGTAATAAGTTTACACAATTTGAATAAATCAGAAAGGAGTGGTTGCAGTGACTGACAGACAAGTTATATTTGCAAATGAATATTTAATTGATCTGAATGGAACAAGGGCGTATAAGGAAGCATATCCACACGTCAAAAATGATAATACAGCAGCAGCGGCAGCCACTCGTCTTATGAATATTCCAGAGATTAAGGAATACATAGATGAAAGAATCAAGGATAGACTGGAAAGAATTGAGGTTACTCAGGATGATGTAATTCAGGAGCTTGCAGCAGTTGCTTTTGCCAATGGTTCTGAATATGCCAAAGTTGTGACTAAGCCGGTGATGATGAAGACACCTGATGGTGAGTATGTCCCAGCATTGGATAGCGAAGGAAATCAGATGTATTATCAGGCAGTTGAGATTATTGAAACTGATGAACTTACAAGAAGACAGATTAAGGCAATTTCAGGTATTAAGCAGGGCAAGAATGGAATAGAGTTGACAACCTATGACAAGGTAAAAGCTTTGGAACTTTTGGGAAGACATTTGGGAATGTTTAAGGATAAGGTTGAGGTGTCAGGAAATGTTAATAATCCTTTTGAGGGATTAAGTACTGAACAGCTGCTTAGATTGGCAGGTGAGGACCTTGAACCTGAATAAAAATTTAATAAGATTATATGCAAAAATAGAATTAGCAAGAAGAGATTTCTGGCAGTATTGCAAATTAAAGGCTCCTGACTTCTACAAGGAAGACAGGGGCTTTTTACGTGACTTCTGTAATGAGTTGCAGCAGTTTATAAAATCAGATGATGAAGTAATGGTTGTTAATATGCCGCCAAGACATGGAAAATCCAGAACAGTTGGTAATTTTGTTGAATGGGTTTTAGGAAATGACCAGACACAAAAGATAATGACAGGTTCATACAATGAAACATTGTCGACAACATTTTCCAAAGGTGTAAGAAATACGATTCTTGAAGCAAAGGCAGATGAAAGCAAGGCTGTTTATTCAGATGTGTTCCCGGGGGTAACCATAAAACGTGGTGATGGTGCAATGAATATGTGGTCACTTGAAAATGGCTATAACAATTATTTGGCAACATCCCCAACAGGAACGGCAACAGGTTTTGGTGCAACGTTAATGATTATTGATGACTTGATTAAGTCAGCACTGGAAGCTAATAATGCAAATATTCTGGATAATCATTGGATCTGGTTTACGGACACAATGATGTCAAGACTTGAAGAGGGTGGCAAGATTATCATTGTAATGACAAGATGGCATAGTTTGGATTTGGCTGGCAGGGCATTGGAACACTTTAAGAGCATAGGCGTAAAGGTAAGGCATATATGCTATAAGGCTGTTAAGAAAGATGGAACAATGCTTTGTCCTGAAATTTTGTCAAAAAGATCATACGAAAATAAAAAGATGTCAATGGGAATAGATATTGCAGAAGCGAACTATCAGCAGAATCCTATTGACATAAAGGGCAGAATGTACACTTCATTTAAGACGTACAAAGAAATGCCACAATTTAAGCAGATTAGAAATTATACAGATACCGCAGATGAAGGTAAGGATTACTTATGCAGTATTAACTACGGAGTAACATTTGACAATGAAGCGTACGTACTTGATGTTATATATACGCAGGAACCAATGGAAGTTACAGAGCCGTTAACAGCTAAGCTGTTATTTGATGGAAATGTAAATATTGCAAGAATCGAATCAAATAATGGTGGTAGAGGATTTGCCAGAAGTGTTAAAAGAATACTTCAGGATGAATTAAAAAGTAACAAGACAGTTATTAAGTGGTTTACACAGCATAACAACAAGAATGCAAGAATTTTTTCAAATTCAGCGTGGGTAATGCAACACATATATTTTCCTGAAGACTGGAAGAACAGATGGCCTGATTATTATAAGGCAATGTCAAGGTATCAGAGAGAAGGAAAGAATGATCATGACGATGCACAGGATGCAACAACAGGAATTGCAGAGGATTGTGCTAAGAAGTCTGACGGATTATCAGTATTAAAGTAAAGAGGTGAAACAAGTGGATTTAGTTAGAATGAAGGAATTATTAAGTCAGTATATGCCGGGGCATGCAAT